CTTCCAGAGCCAGATGAGGCGACAGAGGGCGGCATACTCAAGGCAAAACAGACACTGGACTTAGAGGAAATCGGGTCCATTTGCGGTTTTGTGTTGAAGATGGGCGCGGATGCCTACAAAGACGCATCCCGTTTTCCGAACGGCCCATATTGCGACGAAGGCGACTGGGTATTGATGCGCTCCTATAGCGGGACGCGCTTCAAGATACACGGTAAAGAGTTTCGCCTGATCAACGACGACAGCGTCGAGGCAGTTGTACAAGACCCAAGGGGGATTGAAAAGGTATGAGTGAAGAGCAAATGGAACAGCAGGGGCATTCTGCTGAAGAAAAGTTTTTTGGCGTCAAGACTGTTATCGGTAAAAAGTCAGACGAAGAGGCTCAGGATTCCAATGTCGATATTGAAATCGTTGACGACCGCCCGCCAGAAGATCGTAGACCGCCTGCCAAGGAAACTAAGGCAGAAGCTAAGTCGGACGAATCAGACGACGAACTGGAGGGTTACTCCGAGAAGGTTAAAAAACGCATCAATAAGCTCCGCTATCAACAGCATGAGGAGCGCCGTCAACGCGAGGAGGCAGAACGCCTTCGCGAAGAGGCTATCCGAGTTGCTCAGAAATACGCGGATCAAAGCAAGCAGTACCACAAAATCATTCAAGAGGGCGAGCAGTATCTGGTTCATCAGATACGAGAGCGAGCTTCTATGGCTGTCGATCAAGCTAAAAATAGCTACCGGCAGGCTTATGAAGAGGGTAACACCGACAAAATTCTGGAAGCGCAAGAGGCTCTTATCAATGCGCAGTCAGAGCTGAAGTCGGCTGACTACCAGCTAAACGAAATAAAGCACAGGCCCAAGCAGGCGCCGGAGGAGTTCAAGGCTCCGGAGCCAGAAAAGCCGCAGGTGCATAAGCCACCAGAGCCGTCTGCCAAGGCGCTCAAGTGGTCCCAAGAAAATCCTTGGTTTGGCCAAGAGAAAGATATGACCGCGCTGGCTTACGGCGTGCATGAAAAACTCATCCGCGACGAGGGCTTCGACCCTAACTCGGATGAATACTTTGAAGCCATTGATCGCACTATGCGGTCACGGTTTCCAGACTACTTCGGTGAAGGAGATAGTGGCTCAGACGAACCGTCTCAGGACGAGCAGTCTTCCTCGACTTCCCGAAGCCCTTCCGTGGTAGTGGCGCCTTCCTCTAGGAATAACGGCGCGAAACCACGCAAAGTGAGGTTGAGCCGCACCCAACTCGCTCTCGCAAAGCGACTAGGGTTAACCCCAGAACAGTATGCCAACCAGCTCATTAAGGAGTCCTAAAATGGCAGAACAGCGCAAGAAAAGGGACGCTGAGTCCAGAGAAGTTGAACAACGACCATCCGATTCGTGGATGCCGGCCTCCGTACTACCAACACCTGACCCGCAAGACGGGTGGGTATTCCGTTGGGTACGCACCAGCACACTAGGCAAAGCGGACAACACGAACGTCTCTCAAAAATTCCGAGAGGGATGGGTTCCAGTGAAATCTGAGGATCATCCAGAGCTGGAAGTCATGTCCGATATCGGCTCCCGATTTGAAGGGAACATCGAGATCGGCGGCTTGTTACTTTGCAAAGCCCCAGAGGGCAAGGTGAAGCAACGAGAGGAGTACTTCCAGAATATGGCTGAAAGCCAGATGGAGTCCGTGGACAACAACTTCCTCAAGCAAAACGACCCCCGAATGCCCGTTCTGAATCCTGAGCGGTCAACTCGGACTACCTTTGGTCGGAGCTGACTTCGGTAAAACGGAGAGCGCCGGCCTTTAACTCTCGTAATGGAGATCAAAGATGGCTACATCAGCTACTCCGATGGGTGCAGAACCCGTAGGTACTTTAAGTGCCTCTGGTTCCTTCACCGGAAAAGTACGCCATATCAAGATTGCTTCAGGCTACGCCACAAGCATCTTTTATGGTGATTTCGCCAAGCTGGTCGCGGCGGGTACGGTAGAGAAGGCGGCGGTTACGACTGCGGCTGTTGCAGGCACTGTCGGCATTTTTGTCGGCTGTTCCTACACCGATCCCGGCACTGGACAGCTTACTTTCAGTCAGTACTGGCCTACCGGCACGGTAGCGTCAGATGCTATGGCTTACATCGTTGACGATCCCAAGCTCCTGTTCCAAATGCAGGGTGACGGCTCTATCGCTCAGACTGGTCTGGGCAACAACGTGCAGGCTATCAGCACTGCTGGCTCAACCGCTATTGGCCGAAGCAAAAATGCTTTGGACGCTAGCTCAATCGCAACCACCAACACGTTCCCGCTTCGTATTATTGACTTCGTGGACGGTCCTAACAGTGCAGTAGGTGACACTTACACCGATTGCATCGTGACGTACCTGCCTCTGAGCCATGCCTACGAAACGGCACTTGGCGTTTAAGGAGATTTAGGTAATGGCTATTTCACGCGCACAAATGCTGAAAGAACTGCTCCCCGGCCTTAACGCTTTGTTTGGGTTGGAGTATGAGCGGTACGATGACGAGCACACGATGATTTATGAAACTGAATCATCAGAGCGTTCGTTTGAAGAAGAAGTGAAGTTGTCCGGCTTTGGTGCCGCACCAGTTAAAGCTGAAGGCGCGGCCATCAGCTATGACTCGGCGCAAGAGTCGTTCACTGCTCGCTATAACCACGAAACCATCGCCCTTGGCTTCTCCATCACTGAAGAAGCTATGGAAGATAACCTGTATGACTCTTTGTCTGCTCGTTATACCAAGGCGCTGGCTCGGGCTATGGCTCACACTAAGCAGGTTAAGGCGGCTAACCCCCTTAACAATGGCTTCACGTCTTACAACTCTGGTGACGGCGTAACGCTGTTCAGCACATCTCACCCGCTGGTGAACGGTGGCACTAACGCCAACCGTCCTACCGTTGCGGCTGACTTGAACGAGACCTCGCTGGAAGATGCTGTGATTAACATCGCCGCATTTACCGATGAGCGTGGTCTGCTGATTGCGGCCCGACCCCGTCGTTTGATCGTTCCGCCCGCGCTTCAGTTTGTAGCAACTCGTTTGCTTGAGACTGAAGGTCGAGTTGGCACGGCTGACAACGACATCAACGCCCTTCGCAACAACGGTTCGATTCCGGAAGGCTACTCTGTCAACCACTTCCTGACAGACACCAATGCTTTCTTCATCATTACCGATGTGCCGAACGGCATGAAGCACTTCCAGCGCACAGCTCTGGAAACTTCAATGGACGGCGACTTTGACACCGGCAACGTCCGGTACAAGGCTCGCGAGCGATACAGCTTCGGCGTATCCGATCCTCTGGGAATCTACGGCTCGCCCGGAACTTCCTAAATTACAGGGGGCTTCGGCCCCCTTTTCTTTCCTGACTGATTGTTCCATGTGGAACATCAGACACTAGCCAAGACAGGAGCACCTCATGGCAAACACTACTTTCAACGGCCCCGTTCGCTCAGAAAACGGTTTTAAGGACATCAGCAAGGCGTCCGGAACTGGGGTTGTCACCGAGAACATCTCTATCAGCCACGACGGCACCAACAGCGTGGTCATCATTAAAGACCTGCCCACTTCAGATCCAACTGTTGCTGGTCAGCTTTGGAGCAACTCTGGCGTCGTTACCGTATCTGCCGGTTAATTCGTAGGGGGCTAGCGCCCCCGTTAATTGGAGAGATTTATGGCTGATACAGTTACCAGTCAGACAATTGAAGACGGCCCTCGCACCGCCATCTTTGCGTTTACCAACGTCAGTGACGGAACCGGCGAGTCTGCGGTTACCAAGATTGACGTATCCTCTCTGTCCAAAGACCCCGCCAGCGACGCCTCATGCACTAGCGTTCAGATTGAGTGCATCTGGTATTCGACTATTGGCATGGGCGTAGAGATTCTGTTTGACGCAACGACTGACGTTTTGGCGTGGGAGCTTCCTGCTGACTATTCAGATTCACTGGATTTTTCCGAGTTTGTTGGCATCCCCAACAACGCAGGAGCGGGCAAGACGGGCGACATCAACTTTACGACAGTAGGGCACACCCTTGGCGACTCGTACAGCATCGTCATGAAGGTGAAGAAGAGTTACGGCTGATGAGGCTCTACTACAAGAAGGGCGGCAAGACGAAAACCAAGTCAAAGTCGAAGGTAAACGAAGCTGGAAATTACACTAAACCCTCTATGCGTAAGCGCCTGTTCAACAAAATCAAGGCTGGCGGCAAGGGCGGCAAGCCCGGACAGTGGTCAGCCAGAAAGGCCCAGATGCTCGCAAAGCAGTACAAAGCGGCAGGTGGAGGCTACAAGGACTGATGGCGCTCAAAAAGTCGCAGAAGTCCCTGAAGAAGTGGACCAAGCAGAAATGGCGCACAAAGTCAGGAAAGCCCAGTACCCAAGGGTCGAAAGCGACGGGCGAAAGGTATTTGCCTGAAAAGGCGATTAAGTCGCTGTCCTCAAGCGAGTATGCCGCCACTACCCGCAAAAAGCGGGCAGACACCAAGAAGGGCAAGCAACATTCCAGCCAGCCTAAAAAGGTGGCCAAAAAGACAGCGAGGCACCGTAAGTAATGCGACTGTATTACAAGAAGGGCGGCAAGGTCGATAAGGTTTCGATGGCGTGCAACAAGCC